GTGCAGACTGATGGCACTTTGACTGTTCTGTTTGCTGGAAACAACAAGCTGTTTAAACTGAGTGGTGCGAGTGTTGTTGAGTTGACCTATGGGGGGGGAGGTACTGGCCCCACCATTACCGCAAGCAACTGGCATTGTGCTTCTTTGAATGGAATCACATATTTCTTTCAGTCAGGCTATGACCCACTCATTTATGACCCTGCTGTAAGTACCACCACATACAGGCGTGTGAGTGAGAAAACTGGTTATGTTGCAACTGCTCCACAAACCAACATTGTTATCTCTGCCTATGGTCGCCTGTGGACTGCTAGTAGCACTGCTGACACTGTAACTGTCTACTTCTCTGACTTGCTTGCTGGTCATGTCTGGTCAACAGGAACATCTGGTACTTTGGATGTTTCCAGAGTTTGGCCTAATGGTTCAGATGAAATCACTGGCTTGGCGGCTCACAATGGATTCTTGTTGATTTTTGGCAAGCGTCAAATCCTGATTTATGCAAATGCAACTACCCCATCAAGTCTGTCTCTGAGTGACACCATCAGCAACATTGGTTGCATTGCAAGGGACTCTATTGCCAACACAGGCAGTGATGTGGTTTTCTTGTCAAACAGTGGTGTTCGGTCATTGCTTAGAACCATTCAAGAGAAGTCTGCACCTTTGCGTGACTTGTCTAAGAATGTCCGCGATGACTTGATGACGATTGTGAATGCTGAGACATTGGCAAACATCAAGGCAGTCTACTCAGAGTCAAATGCCTTCTATCTGATTAACTTTCCTCTTGCCACACAGACCTACTGCTTTGACACCAAAGCGGCTTTGCAAGATGGTTCTGCGCGGGTAACTGTATGGGATTCCATCACGCCAACTGCTTTCCTTGCTAAACGCAATGGAGACTTGTTGATTGGCAAGAATGGTTATGTGGGCAAGTATGGCACTTACCTTGACCATGCAAGTACATACCGATTGCAGTATTTCACCACCTATGCTGACCTGGGACAGCCCAATGTCACATCTATTCTGAAGCGTATTGCTGTGGTGGTGATTGGTGGTTCAAACCAAGGATTCATCATCAAGTGGGGATATGACTTCTCTGGTCAGTATTACTCCACTACATTGCAAATTCCTCAGTCAACTGTGTCTGAGTATGGAACTGCTGAGTATGGGGCAAATGGTGTTCCTGTTGCCTATTACTCAGATGGCATTTCTTTGCAGACTTTGATTGGTCAAACATCAGGTTCTGGCAAGACTGTGCAGACAGGTTATGAAGTGCAGATCAATGGGTATCCTGTGAGCATTCAAAAAATTGAGATACAAGCCAAGAATGGCAAACTGGTTTAAGGAAGAAACATGGCAAATTACACCAAAACCACCAACTTTGCGGCTAAAGATGCTTTGTCGCCAGGGAATGCAAGCAAGGTTGTCAAGGGAACTGAGATTGATACTGAGTTCGCCAACATTCAGACTGCTATTGCTAGTAAAGCAGATGGAACCTTCACAAACTTCAGCTTTGTTGAAAGTGGGTCTAATCTACTTATTCGTCACTCAGGAACAAATGTGATGAAGATTGATAGTTCTGGCAATCTGACTGTGTTGGGCAACATTGTGGCTAATGGCACTGTCTAATGGAAATCAAACCATTTTATTCTGGTAGGGCGTACTACGATATCACCGCAGATGATGGTGAGAAGTATGTATTTGTCCCTCAAGAATTTGTAGAAAAAGGGTTTGTACAGGGTGGACAACAGTTTTATAGCCCTGGATTCTTAACTCCTGACGCATTGAGTGCGGCATCTGCCTTTACTCTACCAAGCGATTCTTCTTTAACAGATGCAGCAAAGTCAATTTACAAAGAGCCAACAAAAGGGCTTGTTTGGAAAGCAGATGACTTTAATAAGATAAATTACGATGATTTTTCAATTGCGTCTTATAAACCAAGCGAACAGTACGGGACAATTAAGGGATACGCAATAAAAGATGGCGTTCCTTATTATGCTCAAGCTACAACTCCTGGATCAGACTACACCTTATTAGATAAGAGTGGAACAAGCACAAGTACCACGATAACTTACACTAGAACTGGTGGCGGTGGTGGCGGTGGATTTTTTGCGGATTTAGGCAGAGAAATTTTAAAAGCTGGCCCAATTTTGCCAGCGGCATTAGATATTGTTGGTGCAGCTTATGGACTACCTGGAATTGGTAGTGCGGTTGCTCTTGGTACTGCTGGAGGGCTTGCCGCAACGGGTAGACCAGAAGCCGCAATTAGTTATGGCGCACAAGCACTTATTGGTCAGTTAGGTGTTGGTTCTAGCGTTGCTGGTGCAACTGGCTCTACTCTTGCTGGTCAAGTGGCATCAGGAACTACTGCCGGGCTTCTTAGTGGAAAGACACCAGAAGAAGCACTTAAAACTGGAGTTGTTGGTGCTGGTGCTGGTCTTGCTGGACAAACTGTTGCTGGAGCAACGGATTCTGCTGTCGCTGGTCAAGTAGCCGCAGGAACTACTGCTGGATTACTTACTGGTAAAACTGCTGAACAGTCATTGGCTCAAGGTGTTAGCAACATAAAGTTGGATTCTCTTATTCCAGGTTCTGTTGCAACTGTTCCCACTGAACAACAAGTTCTTGCTGGACAACAAGACTTGCAGAATCAGTTGGCTCCTTTTGAAGTAGACACAACTGCATCATCATTTGACACAAGAGACATTATTGATGATAGTTCTGGGTTTAGCACAACTACAACTGCGCCAGCAATCATAGATTCAGGAGTAATAAATCCTGCACAGACTGTTGCAAATGTTGTTGGAACAGACGCAACTCAAATAGACACCACACAAACTGCTGTAAATACTGGAGTAAAAACCATGGGTGAAGATGACGAAGTAATTGATTATGAAGGCGCTGGAATGTCTGCTAGTCTAAGTGAATACTTGGCAGACCCAGAGGGCGCTACCATGTATGCCGACATTCAACGAGAGTTGAATTTAGACCCAGAAGGCGCAACAATGTCTGCGGGGTTAAGTCAGGCTATTCAAGATTATTCAACAGGCACTGGCCTAACAGTCAAAGATGTTGTTAAATTCTTTAAAGCGAACCCTAATCTTGCCAAAGCTGCAACCAGCGTGATTTCTGGTGGTGTTGGCTTGTTTGGCACTAAGTTGGCTACTGACACTGCTAGAGAAGCAGCTAGAGTTACCGCTGAAGCACAGAAGTTCAAACCTGTTGGCGTGACTACTAGGTTTGGCACAACAGACTACACATACGATGCTGAAGGCAATCTTAAAACTGCTGGTTACACGCTAACCCCAGAACTCAAGGCAATTCAAGATAAGTTGATGGCGGGTGCAACCCTGAGTCTTGATGAGGCTAAGAAGGTTGCAGACCTGTATGATCCACTGAAGAAAGCATCTGCAAGCCTCTTTGACTTGGGCACATCGTATCTTGCTAAAACTCCAGAGCAAGTTGCCGCTGACTACATGGCAAAGCAACAAGATTTGTTGGCTCCTAGCCGCGAGCGTCAAATGTCTCAGTTGCAGAACACTTTGTTCCAAACGGGTCGTGGTGGCTTGTCTGTTGGTGCAACCAGTGCCCGTCCTAGTGGTGCTAGAGGTCTTGGCGCAACCACTCCTGAGATGGAAGCCTATTACAACGCATTGGCTCAACAAGATGCTGCTTTGGCGGCAGGAGCACAGCAGGCTGGTCAACAGAGTGTTTTGTTTGGCAAGGGATTGCTTGGTGCTGGTGGCGAGTTCCTTGGCAAGTACACTGCCGGTCAGACTTCTGCCTATGATCCATTTAAGACTCTGTTGAGTACCGCTGGCACTGTTGAATCAATGGGTGCTGGCGCATTGGATGTGGGTACTGCACTGGGTGGCAGAAGGACTACTGCGGCAAGCAATGCGGCAACCACTTTGTTGCCAACCTCATCTGTTAATCCATATAGTTCATTGTTTACGAGCCTTGCAGATGATCCACAATTTAAAGCGGCAGTTCAATCGTTTTTAACTGGTGGCGCAAAACCATAAAGGAATAGTCATGGCAGATATTGTTGGAAGTTTGTTTGGTGTGACTCCTGAGTTGTACCAAGAGCAACGGGATCAAATGGCTCGTCAACGGGCTATGCAATTGGCAAGAATGGCTCCTCTTGAGCAAGCATCCTATGGCGCTGCCAGGGCTGGTCAGCAATTGGGTGGTGCATTTGCCTCTGCAATGGGTGTAGAAGACCCTCAGATGCGTCTGATTAGCCAACGAAATGCCTTGGCACGACAGATTGATATGACTGATCCAGACTCAATCATGCGTGGCGCACAAATGGCTGCCCAAATGGGTGATACATCTACCGCTAGTGCATTAGCTGAATATGCTCGCAAGGCCGCTAGTGAAATGGCATTGACTCAGCAAAGACTGCGTGAGAGACAAGGCATTGACCCAATCCAACAGTTGATACGGGCTGGAAAACATACTCCAGAAAGCATTGCTTTGTATGCAAGGAGTGGCAACATTCAAGACCTAGAACTTATTGAAAAGCCAGCAAAAGGGCCAACTCCAACAGAGATTGAAAAGCTACAACTATATCGTGAACGATTGGTTGATAGTAATGCTCCTGCCTCTAAAATTGCAGAAGTTGATGCCATTATCAAAGGCGCTTCTTCTCCTAGAGGCACAGTTGTTCAAAACATCATGCCTGAATATCCTGGTGACAAGAAATTTGCTGACATTCCAGCGTTTAGGTCAAGTGTGCAAAAGACTGTTGAGCCAATGTCAAAGGTTGTATTTGCCACAGACAATGCATTGACCAACATAAATGACTCAATTAAAACAAATAACTTTGCTTCTTTTAGGGCGGCACAGGTGCAATTTGCTAGGGCAATTGCTGGTTCTGGTGATTTAAGCCAAAAAGAGTTGTTGGCAGCAGGTGCTGACCCTGCAATCTTGGGTGGAACAGCAGACTATATTTCCAGACTGTTTAGTTCAACACCAACCATAGACACGCAGAACAAAATAAAAAGCACTTTAGAGGCAATTAGGACTGTTTCGGTTAACAAGGCAAATGAAGAAATTGATCGTCAACGCAAAATTGCCTTGAGAAACAAGAACTACAACCCTCAAGATGTTGAAACAGCATTAGATTTTCCTGAGTTTAGAAAACCAATGGTTGGAACTGGGCCGTATTCTGATGCAGAAAAAGAGCAGCGTTATCAAGAATACAAGCGCAAACAATCTGGAGTAAATAAATGACTGAACAAGAAGAATTTGAGTTTCGTTTGCGTTTGGAAAGCGAACAGGCTGCTCCAGTTCAACCAACTGCGCCTAGTTCTGAAGGCTACTTAGCAGAAGCCGCAAGACAGGGCTTTGCTGGCACTGTTGGCGCACTTACTGGTGCTGCCAATGTTATGCGAGAGCAAGTTTTAAGGCCAACTGGTGGTCAATTGACTCGCAGAAACCCAATGGCTCCATTTGTTGCACCACCTGGAGCGCAAGAGCAAAACCAAGCTGTTTTAGAGGCATATCGTGCTGGTCGTGAGCCTGTATATACAGGACTGATGGAATCAATGGGTTCCACTGGCGCACAACCACAAACTGGTGGGCAAAGAATTGCCGCTGGCGCAGTTAAAGCTGTGACCTCGCCAGAATCATATTTATTCCCTCCTGTTGCGGCAGTTAGGCGTTTAGGGATGCTTGGACAAGCACTGATGCGCCCTGCTGAACAAGCTGTTATTGGTGGTGGTGCGGAAGCTGGTGGACAAGCAGGTCAAGCTGCTGGTGAAAAAGCAGGTGCGCCTGGAGTTGGTCAATTTATTGGCAGCTTGTTTGGTGGCATGGCTGGTGGTTATGGTTTTGGTACTGTGGCAAAGACTGCGCCAATCACTGGAAAAGCAATTGAGTTGGCTCAGAATCAGTGGAATAAGGTGCGTGGAACTGTTCCTGAAGATGAATTACTGCGAGATGTAGACAATCGCATAAGCAATATCTTTATTGCTGCTGGTGCGGCTGACCCTGCGTTTATGAAAACGCTTGAAGATGCTGCCAAGGCACAAAAAGGCGTGTCATTAAAGGCTCCAGGCGGTGCTGAAGTGCAGATGCCATTGAGTGCATTGCTTGCGGACAACCCTGTTATCAACAACTTTATCCAAAGTTTGTCGGCAAAAGACCCTGTATTTCGGGCGCAGTATGGCAATCAATATGACGCTGCAAAACAGGCTTTGACTCAAAACCAAATGAGATTGTTTGGCGATCCCAGCAAGGTTCAAGTCAGTGTTGTTGGCCCATCTTTGGAAAAAGTACAGGCGAGACGTGTTCGTTCTATTGATGAGCAAATTGCCGACTTGTCACAAGATCAAACTATTGACCCAACTGTGTTTGGACAGCGTGTTTCTAATCTTGTTGCTCAGAAAGAAAAAGCTGCTAGATTAGATGTTGAGCCTTTGTATGCAGAAGCATTTAACTTAGCTAAACAGAACAATGTTGAGTTGCCATCTGGGTCTGTTGATGACATTTTTAACTTTGTTGCTGGTGAGCAAGCATCTGACATTTTCAAAACATTTCCATCAATTTACAACAGAGTACGAGCCAAGTTTCGTCCAACAACTACTGAGCCAAGCGCAATCTTGACCGCAGAAGGCACTCCAATGACTCCTGGAGGCGTTAAATTCTCTGCCGCCACTGTTGAAGACTTGGACTCATTGAAGCGTGAAATCAACGCTCAGTTGCGTAAAGCAAACGACCCTGCTGACATTCGTTTGTTGACAGAACTTAAAGGTCGTGTTGGTGGTCACATTGATAATCTTGACCCTGAGTTTGTAACCGCTTACCGAAATGCAGATAACGCATATCTCCAGAAGGTTGGCCTTCCATTCTCTGCTGAGACCTTAAAGTCTGTTGACAGAAAGAAGTTTGTTGAGCAAATCACTCCTGCTTTGATTGGCAACAAATCCAATGTAAGCCAATTTATTGATGCCACTGGTCAAGAGGGAACTCGTCTTGCCCGTGATGCTTTTCTTGATAGCTTTACAAAAGCCGCACTGAAAAACGATGTAATTGATCCCAAAGCGGCAAACAAGTGGTTGAAGGCTAATCAAGGTGGAACTTCAATGATTCCTGGCCTTGATGATGAGTTACGGGCATCTGTAAACAATGTGCAGAACCTAATCAATCAGCGCAATCGATTGAATGCAGACTTTCAGCGCGTTGCTGGTGAGCAGATTGTCAGCAAAGAAGGCTTCAAGAACCCCCAAGAGTTGGTCAGCAAGATGTATGGTGATATAAATTTCACTAACAAGTTTATGTCTAATTCTGGTTATGGGCAGAACAAGGATGCTGTGAATGCTGTGCGTTCATATATGCTTGATGATATTGTTCAGTCAGGAGACCCAGTTGCTCTTTTGAATGACAGAAACAAAGCTGCTATTTTCAATCGTGTGTTTGGGCCAACCTATGCTCAAAAGGTGCAGGATTTTGCAACTGTTTCTGAGCGCATGGTCAAAGACATTACAAATGTGCCATTCAGAGGCGAGACTGTTCCAAAGACTCCAGTGGAGCAATTGACAGGCATCCCTCCAGAGCAAATCATTTCCCGCATTTACAACCCTGTATCTGGCGCAACTTACGCCATGACTTCATTGTTTAGTAAGTTTTGGGCCAACAAAGCGTCTGCCGCAACAGAAGAAAAGTTGAAGGCATTGTTGCTCAACCCATCTGATGCTGTAAAGGTTTTCCAAGCTGTTCAGCCAAAGGTTTCTGGCTTTGACCAAAAGAAGATACAAGATGCCATTGATGTTGGCAAAAAGTATGGGATTCAGTGGGTTGCAGATGCTGTGAATGATCTGAGAACTGGTGCGGCAAGGGGTGCTGTACAAGGGGTTCAACAAGAAGAACAACCCGTTCCTGCCGAATAAGGAGCAAAAGATTGATCCTCTCACCCTTCTGGCAATGGCAAATGGCTGTGTCGCAGCTATTCGCAAAGGCTGTGAACTCTATAAAGAGGTCAAGGGAACTGTTGCCGCAGCCCAAAAGACTGTTAAAGAGGTCACGGCTATTGCTGAAGAAGTGGGTGGCTTCTTTGGGTTCTTCAAGAAGAAAAAGCCCAAGCCCACAGCCCCTGTTGTTGCTCCCAAAGCAAAGAAAGCTGAACCAGAGGTTTGGGATGAGAACAAGGTTGTCTCTGACTTGGCGGCTAATCTGTCGCAGTTCTTTAAGGTTCAGCAACAGCTTGCAGACCACATTCGAGAAGAAGAAGAAAAGTCTAAAAGCGTCTATGACCCAAATCAGAACATCATGGAGTCGGCGCTAAACAGGGAACTTGCCAAGACGCAGTTTGAGAAGTTAGCCAAAGAAATTCGTGAGATTATGGTGTATCAGTCACCCCCAGAGTTGGGGAACTTGTACACCAGGGTGAATCAAATGAGGGTCATCATCATTGCTGAACAAGAAGAAGCAAGGTTGGCTCAAGAAAAGAAACAGCGAGAGGTTGAATGGCAACGCAGAAGGGTGGTCGAGGCAATCCAAGACAAGGCAATTTACGGAGTGGCTTGTCTGGTGTTCGTTCTTTACCTTATCCTGTTCTTCAGCCTTCTAATAATGGATCGAAAGGTACGATGGGGTTTCTAGTCGCATTAGTTGCTATGGTCTTGGTGTTTGTATTGTTGTTGCCATTGCTTGGCAGCATCTATTACGACACCTTGGCGGTTCAACGCGAGAGCAAAATGCAGATTGAGCGCATGGAAAGACTGCGCCAGCAATTAGAGTATGAACGTAAACAACTTGAAAGGTTAAAAAATGATAACTCTGTTCTCATCCCTGGTCAGCTTCCTGATGGGCGGCCTCCCAAAAATCCTTGAGTTTTTCCAAGACAGGGCCGACAAAAAGCATGAACTTGCTTTGGCTGCAATGCAAACTGAGCGAGAACTGACGCTTAAAAAGGCTGGTTTAGAGGCGCAAGAACGCATTGAGCATATTCAGACTGAACAAATACAGATCAACGCAGAGGTTACTAATGCCCAGACAGCCATGCAGGAGCGCCAAGCCCTCTACGCCCACGATATAGCCCTTGGTGAAGGTGCAAGTACTTGGGTCATCAATATGAGGGCCGCAACCCGTTCAGTCATCACTTACGGGATGTTCCTGATGTTTATGTTTGTTGAGGTCTTTGGCTTCTACTACGCTTGGCATACAGATGTAGCATTTGATGTTGCTTTAAACCAACTGTGGGATCAAGATACACAAATCATTTGGGCTTGTATTGTGAGTTTCTGGTTTGGTGGTCAGGCGTTCAAAAAATGAACATCAGTGCCAAAGCTGTGGAGATGATTAAGCACCATGAAGGTGTGCGGTTTAAACCATATCGTTGCCCAGCAAAACTCTGGACTGTGGGCGTAGGCCATGTTTTGTATCCAGAACAAGGAAAACTCAAGATCGAAAATCGTGATGAGTTTCTTTTACGCCCTGAAGATAATCGTATATGGACAAAGGAAGAAGTGGATGGAATTCTCAGAAACGATCTTGCAAGGTTTGAGCGTGGGGTTATTCAACTTATTCCAGTTGCCCTTACCCAAGGTGAATTTGATGCTTGCGTCAGCTTTAGCTTCAATGTTGGTCTGGGAACATTACAGCGCAGCACCTTCCGTCAAAAGGTTATTCGTGGCAATAAAGATGCGGCAATAGAGTCTTTGT